ACGTCTAAATATTTGTCTAACATCCATAATCTCACGTGGTAGTATGTACTCTTGTGTTTCTGGGTGTAGGTCTAAGAACGCATAGCTTTCTTCTACTGCATTTGAACTGCGTTGACGATAACGTACAAAGGCTTGTTTAATGCCCATGTCGTAATGTTCTTTGTCTGCTTCAACATCAACAATCTGATCACCCAACCGTAGACGAATATAATCAACAATGTCATTACGTTGCTGTGCTTCTGGTAGCAATAGTGATGCATCAAATGCAATATGCCCAGCACCTGTACCAGTAACTGGATTATATAAACTGTCTGTAGTTAGACTAAGGTTGGGTGTTAACCCTGTAGTTGCTGTTGCCATATGAAATCGTCCTGTTTCGTATATTTAGCACTTACAGGACGACTTTGGTTTGATTATTGTACTTTAAGTAGGATAGTATCTGGGTTAATACGACCTGTTAGTTTAATTTCTGTTGCTTTAATGTCTTCGATAAACTTGCGCAACTGTAT